TTAGTAACGCCAGCGGTCATAACGCTGATATTTCGGCACTTTTGGTGCTTTAATCGCCTTAATAACCCACACCACCGCAATCGCCAGTAGTAACCACGGCAGCAACTTAATCATCAATGCCAGCATACCGCCGAGGAACATAATGGCCGTCGCCACAACCAGCGCGGCGATAATGCCCAGCAACGAAACGCCGGTGACCATCAGCATGACAAAAAAGCCAATCACAAAAAGTAGTTCCAGCATGATGCTCTCCCAAATATGAAATCTCTTGCTGGCATTACAAGAATCATGCCAAAAATAATCTATTGATTTAACAGCAAAACGCCCCGCGACGGTGCGCAGGGCGTGGTGAATTTGACTACTTTTTGGTGAAAAGTTAACGCTTATCCGCCACCAGTTTGAGCGCGTGTTCCAGCACATTAATGTCTGCACCCGCTTTATGGGCATTTTCACTTAAATAACGCCGCCACTGCCGCGCGCCAGGAATACCCTGGAACAAGCCCAACATATGCCGGGTAATATGGCCGAGATACGTCCCCTGGCTGAGTTCACGCTCAATGTACGGATACATGGCGCGCACTACCGCCACCGGATCGGCATCGGTATCCGAGGAACCAAAGATCTCCCGGTCTACCGCCGCCAGAATACCCGGATTCTGATACGCCTCGCGCCCGACCATCACGCCATCCATATGTTGCAGGTGTGCTTTGGCCTCTTCCAGCGACTTGATACCACCGTTAATCGACATTGTCAGATGCGGAAAGTCACGCTTCAGTTGATACACACGCGGATAATCGAGCGGCGGGATTTCACGGTTTTCTTTCGGGCTTAACCCCGAAAGCCAGGCTTTACGTGCGTGGATGATGAACATCTCACACTCGCCATTGCCGGAAACGGTATTGATGAAATCGCAGAGAAATTCATAGCTGTCCTGGTCGTCGATGCCAATACGCGTTTTCACCGTCACCGGAATCGACACCACATCGCGCATCGCTTTCACGCAGTCGGCAACCAGCTGCGCATTACCCATCAGACACGCACCAAACATGCCGTTCTGCACCCGGTCAGACGGGCAGCCGACATTCAGGTTGATCTCATCATATCCGCGCGCTTCTGCCAGCTTTGCACACTGCGCCAGCGCCGCCGGATCGCTACCGCCCAGTTGCAACGCTACCGGATGTTCTTCTTCACTGTACGCCAGATAATCACCTTTACCGTGAATAATCGCCCCTGTGGTCACCATTTCGGTATACAGCAACGTATTGCGGGAAAGCAGACGCAAGAAATAGCGGCAATGTCTGTCCGTCCAGTCGAGCATAGGGGCAATGCTAAACCGAGAATTCCAGTAAACACCAGTTTTTTCAGGCATCACGCTGGTTTGATTAATTTTTTGTGTTTCATGATTATCGTGCATTTTTGAACATTTCAGGCTATTTTTCTCGCGTTAGGTTCCCGCACAGGTTCCCACGTTTTATGGGAACCCGAAATAACGAGGTCGTGTAATGGCGTACTATAACATAGAGAAACGACTAAAATCCGATGGCACACCACGCTATCGCTGTAATGTGATTATCAAAGAAAAAGGTGTTATCACTTACAGGGAAAGTAAAACATTCCCTAAACATGCTCATGCCAAAACATGGGGCACACAGAAAGTGATGGAATTAGATCTATATGGCATTCCATCATCAAATGCAGTTGACGGACTTACAGTCCGTGACTTACTACACAAATATTTAAATGACCCAAATGCCGGAGGTAAAGCAGGCCGTACTAAAAGATATGTGCTGGAACTGCTTATGGATAGTGACATCTCCGCGATCAAACTATCTGAACTGACAGAAAATGACGTAATTGAACATTGCAGGCTAAGAAACAACGCTGGTGCAGGTCCAGCTACAGTTAGCCACGATGTTAGTTATCTTGGCAGTGTTCTGGATGCTGCCAAACCTGTATATGGAATTAATTACACATCAAACCCAGCAAAAGCCGCTCGTCCATATCTACTTAAACTTGGTTTAATTGGTAAATCAAATCGTCGTAATCGTAGACCGGCATCTGATGAACTGGACATGCTCATTGAAGGTCTTCAACAACGATCTACACATAAATGCTCAAAAATTCCGTTCGTTGATATCCTCAAATTTTCTGTGTGGTCATGTATGCGAATCGGTGAAGTATGCCGATTACGATGGGAGGATCTCGATCAGGAACAAAAATCCATACTCGTAAGAGACAGGAAAGATCCACGTAAAAAGGAAGGCAACCATATGAAAGTAGCCTTGCTTGGGGAAGCCTGGGATATCGTCCAACGACAACCCAAAAAATCAGAATTCATTTTTCCATATAACAGCACTTCTGTTACTGCGGGATTCCAGAGGGTAAGAAGCAAATTAGGTATTAAAGATCTACGATACCATGATTTGCGTAGAGAAGGGGCAAGTCGCTTATTTGAGGCTGGTTTTAGTATTGAGGAAGTCGCCCAGGTTACAGGGCATCGTTCATTAAACGTGCTATGGCAGGTATATACCGAACTGTATCCGAAATCTTTACATAATCGTTTTGAAGAGCTCCAAAGGAGCAGAAATAAGGCCTCTTGACACTGTTTATCTATACAGTTAAAAATAGTACTGTATACAAACACAGTATAGAGGGACTTTTATGCGTATTGAAATCTGCATAGCCAAAGAAAAAATGACTAAAATGCCAACCGGTGCTGTGGATGCGTTAAAGGAAGAATTAACCCGACGCATCAGTAAACGTTATGACGATGTAGAGGTGATCGTAAAAGCCACCAGCAACGATGGCCTTTCTGTTACACGCACCGCAGATAAGGATTCTGCAAAAACTTTTGTTCAGGAGACTCTGAAAGATACCTGGGAATCTGCTGACGAGTGGTTTGTTCACTAATTAACACGTAAAATCGGTAACGGCTGGAAATCATTCAATACTCGCACTATCGAAAGTTCTCCAGCCAGCCGCAGCACGTTCTTGCATACGACGTGGCTGCGGCTTCCAACATTAGACAAATAACTCTTTAAATAAATTATTTCGTTTGAATGCCAGTAACAGGAAATCGTTTATATAGGGTTGATAGCCCAACGTTATAGATACGTGCAACATAACGCCGTGATTTCCCTGCCGCTATGAGCGCTCCCATCTGTCTCCACTGCTCGTCGCTAAACTTCGGTCTACGCCCACCAATCCGGCCTTTGGATCTGGCAATAGCCAAACCAGCTAAAGTTCGCTCGCTATTCAAATCAGATTCATACTGCGCAGCAGAAAGAATATTACGGAAATTATAGCGACCACTTGCTGTTTTCAGGTCTACGCCATCTGTAATACTCCGAAAATTAACACCTTTTTCGTGCAGATTTTGAAACATCAATAGCGCATGCAGCACATTTCTCCCTATCCGATCTAACTTCCAGACAATCAACTCATCTCCACTTTTCATCACCGTAATTAATTCCTTTAACACAGGGCGATTAGCTGTTCTGCCACTGGCATATTCTTCATAAATTCGCTCACAGCCAGCTGACTCAAGTGCAAGACGTTGCAACTCTGTATCCTGATGATTTGTTGATACACGAACATACCCGTAAATCATGAGTGCTTCTCCTGTTGTAAAAACAGGAGAAGAGGCGAAATATCACCTGATTCAGAAAAATATTTGAAAGGTTGGTTTGGGAGAAGCGGCAAAACTTGGCGCTGCTGTAGGGGTAACGGGTAATACCGGGAGAATATTGATCCCGGCTTTAATTGGTGGGGTTGAACAAAATATCATTTTCCAGTGGGTCTCTGGATTTCTTTCCGATTCGACTGGAGTAGCAACCGTGACATTACCTATGGCATTTCCTAACGCTCTGTTTCATGCCACTGCGATTGACTCAGGTGCTTCTGCTAGCTCGTGGAATGGATCGGCCGGCACAACGTGGGGCTTCGATATTGGTGGCTCTACCAGAACGACAGTCAAAGTTCGAGTTTTAAGAACAACTAATGGGACTTCATGGGCGGGTGCTTCAGCTGCCGGTTGTTTATTCGCAATAGGTTATTAACATGAAAACAAGATACTTTTACGACGCCGTTGATAACGGATTTTATATTGAACCTGAAAGCAGGTTTATTCCTGAATCAGCTATTGAAATCAGTGTTAACCTCTACAACCAATTTGCTGGTATTGCCTGGCCTGAAGGTAAAATGCTTGGTGCAGATAGCACTGGACTGCCCGCATGGGTCGATGCGCCGCCTCCAACGCATGAAGAGCAAATAGCGGCGGCAGAACAATATCGCCAGCAACGGCTACAGCAGATTGACGAAGTAACCGCCGACTGGCGGGTTGAATTAATGCTCGGCGATATAAGTGACGAGGATAAAGCGAAATTGTCTGAGTGGATGGCGCATAAAAAAGCGGTGAAAGCCGTCGATACGTCAACGGCCCCTGATGTCATCTGGCCTGAACTGCCGGAGGCGTAGGCCATTCAATATCTGGCGCACCGGAAGTATCAACCAGTTCCAGTGCGTCCAGATAATCAAGCCATAAATTATATTGCGCCAGTTCCTCACCTTTCAGACGACCAATAGCCGCTTTACCAGGCAATTGCCTGCTGTTCATGTGTTCGTTGATCTGATTAATCAATTGCTGCTTTTCCAGTTCGGCTGCGGCAATTTGTTCCTCATGAGTTGGCGGTGGAATATCAATCCATGCTGGCATTCCGTCGATGACACCTCTGTATTTTCCTTCTGGTGCTTCCTTCATAAATTCGGCGGCAATAGTGTCGTCAATTTCGATTCCATCATCGGGCCATTCGCCGGACTCCTGATAAGCGATTTTAAGCTCCACAGGGAAAAACGCATTTTTATCGGCACTGAAAATATATTTCTGCATTTCTACCGTCCTATCGAAATATAACTGAATCTGTATTGCTGTGAGATATCACTGGTTGCCACACGCCACGCTGAATTACTGATATGTTCAAAATTTACAGACAAAACCTGCGGGGCAGGATTCGACGGATCTGACTGAACGGCATCAGACATAACACTGACTGAAACCATCGGCTGATTAGGGAATGGTATAGGGAAGTGTCCACTGATAAAGCGGGTCGTGTTTCCTGAAAAAGTGCCAAACTGAACAATATATCCACCTGGTAGCCTGAACCATCCCGAACCAGAAGCGAATGCTCCCATATCCGGTATCTGATTATCTCCTGTGCCCACATCCCTTTTCGCCGCTTCTCCCAAACCAAGGTTTTCGAGAGCCGTTTGCACAGTGCCATCCGATTTGATATCGCCAAACGGATTCTTGCGGCTTAACAGCAGCGCACGAAGTGCGGTAAGCAGCTGGTCATGCCGCCCTTTCTCCAGGCTGGCACCGGAGGCCTCCACCACGCTACAAAGTTCTTCCTGCAACATGTCAAAGTAGTCATCATCCAGATCGGTGGCAGGTGTGCCGGTCTGGGGGTTACCACGGGTAAAACCGTTCTTACCCGCGCCGAACTTATCCTTCTGCGCGGTTTTCGTGTCTATACGATGCATGGATTACTCCGGATATTTAAAAATTACGTAGGTATGCGAAGGGCAGAGTTTGTTAAGCACGCACTCGACAACGGTGTCGCCCCAGATACGCAGTGCGGAATCACAGGGATCGCCACATGTCATCCAGGTGGTGTTGGTGGCGGCTGGCATGTTGACCTGCCAGTAATACCGCCATTCCGGCGCATTCACCGCGTCAGTACAGGCCGATGAGCAGGTGAACGTACTTTTATCGTATCGCGTGATAGTGGCGTCTGGTCTGCCCAGGGCAGCAAGCTGTGCAAGGTAAAAATCCTCATTGATGCCGCCCGCCAGATTAACCTTCGCATCCAGCCGTTGCTGACGCTGGCGAAGGGTCTGTGTCCCTGCGGGAATACATTCATCCGGCAGACCGCACAGACGCTCCCAGCGGTTTATCAGTTCAGTGGTGGTGCGCGGATCCAGCTCCCGCATCAGGGCATCCGCACGCTGATGAACGCGGGTTAATGACGGTGCCGCACCGGCAATCGCCGGATCGCTGGCTGACCACGCCGGACCGGGGGGCAACAGTGCCGACAACAGACGGATGTAATCATCGTTTGTCACGTCCATGAAATCGTCCCCAGAACCGCCAGTTCATTTTTTGCAATGGAGATATTGTCTGCCGGTGCAAGCAACTGATGGCTGTATTCCCCGTTCGCACCGGAAATCGCCTCACTGATACGCGATACCTTCAGTTCTCCCTGCGGATAACCATCACGCAGCAGGAACGAACGCAACTCCGCGGTGATGGCAGCCCGTATTTCCGGTGTGTCCGGCGTCACGCGGATATGAAAATCCACCGTATGTGCCACCGGCCTGAACACATACAAATCAGAGCCTGCCACCGGGGCCAGTGGCCCGATATGTTGTCTTGCCGCCGTTTCCGTTGATTCTTCCGGAATGGGATTAATCAGGTCACTGCTGGCAATCATCACACCGACAGTTCCCGTTCCCATCCAGTGACGGTATGTCCATGCGCGGGTAATGCCGGGCACTTCTTTAGCCCAGACGACATAGTCCCCGTCAGCCCCGCCCTGCGGCGTCCAGTAATACCGCTCAATGACGCGGGCGCGCCACGTTTCCAGCTCTTCAGTATCAAATCCGCCTGTCAGGGTGTCAGCCACACCGGAAGACGGCAGACCATTCACCGGCGTGACCAGGATTAATGCCGTACCGTCGTCAGCGTTACCGACCGCGCCTGCATTTGAGCATGCGATCGGCACGCGCAGGACACCACCGGAGCTGGTTGCATCGGCAGTTGCCGTATACTGAACCAGGTCATCGCGCTGAATCACGCTCCCGGCAGTCACCTTCAGGCCATCGCTGACACCTTCCCAGCGCATATACCCGCTGGCAGCCGTGGCCCCCTTGCGCGGACACCGTTTCATCGCAGCATGTCGCGCCAGCCAGGACTCATCGCACAGGTCAGGCAGCATATTCATTGCCAGATAATCGATGTACCCGTAAACCGTATGCAGCGCTGCCGCATACACCTTTGCCCGCACGTCTTCATCCATGCGCCGGAGCGTGTCGCTGACGTCCAGCCTGGCGAATAAATCGTTACGGAGCATACTGATATTTTCTGCCAGCGTCGGGCGCTGAAATTCACTGTCCGCCATGCGTTATCGCACTCCACAGATCATCAAAAGAAATCATTACCGGTCCGTCACGACGCCAGAGAGTGATACTGTTACCCAGTTCATTAATCCCGGTGCGGCGGATATCCAGATCAATACGGGACACCACGCCGTCATCAATCATCCATTGCAGGCATTCGCGGATATATCCCCTTACCGTCTGCACCAGCTGATTGGTCAGTTTGCTGCGCTGAAGCAGCCACAGCCGGGAGCCGTAACGGTCGTTCTGTACCGCAGGCCAGGTATCCCCCCACCATCCCATCGGGACGTCGGCATTGTCATCAGGTTCCGCCCGCCGCCAGGTAAACAGGGAAATCACCACGGCGCGGGTCAGCGGATCCAGCGGTGCGCTGGCGCAGGTGCGTTTACCGTTCACCGTCAGCCACAGTTCCATCATGCCTCCATCGCTTTATCAGGTTTGTCGGTGTTACTGCCCTGACCGTTCTCTCTGTGACGATGCCCGTTATAGGCAAGCCGCATCGCTGACATGGTGGTGCCGCCGGAGTCGCACAGGTCTTTCACCTGTCCGGTCACTTCCAGGTCCATTTCAAAACGAGCCTTAGGCGCATTGCGAAACGTGATCGTTTTACCTGCACCGTCCACCACGATCCCCTCCCGGGTCAGCGTCACGGACTGCCCCTGATCGTCATAGACAGCCACCTCACCCGTCTGCAGCCCTTTCAGGCGGTAGCGCCGGTCCGACACCGTAACAACCACCGCATGAGAACGGTCGCCATCCGGAAACAACACCACCGCTTCCGCACCGCTGTTTGCCCTTGCGGTAAAACCGTAGGGTTCAAGATGTTCAACCCCGGCTTTGGGTTCACCGGCAATCAGGGACACATCCACGGTCTGACATTTCGTGGCGGCACTGATGCTTTTCACCACTGCCCGCCCAATCAGGCCGAGAAGTTGTCGCTGCATGGCTTCAATCGTCCTCATCAGAACGGGTCCTCCTGTACTCTGGCTTTTTTCTTTTTCCGCGCGCCGGGGGCTTCGGGTTCAGGCAGATAAGCATCAGGCGGGCCGACACGGATTTCCGTCAGGGTGCCGTTCTGGTCCTGAGTAAACGTGACTTCCGAGACAAGCAGTTCGGTATTGTCGAAACCACAGACCGGATCGAAGACAATCACCCGCTGGTTGGGCTGCCACAGCGTACCGTTACCCTGTCGCCAGCCCTGCACCACATAGGTGGTTTCATCCGTCCGCGCCGCCCGTTGTCGGGCTTCAAAGTCAGCACGCGCAATACAACCTGCCCCCGTGGCCTGCCCTGTCTGCCTGATATACATCGGACGGTAACGGGCAATAAATGCGTCCTCTGTGCGGGCCCGCAGCGCGGTGGTGGTGGCCTCACCGAAATCATCGTCGTTTCCGGCACGCTGCCCCGCCACCTGGTAAACAGAAAACCGCTCCCGGATACTCTTCTCCGTATCGCAGGAAAGGATGTTTTCCCCAAGTACCAGCGCGGTATGTGCCCGCGTTGAGCCAATACCACCAATCACCAGCCTGCCGTGCGGGTCGTCGTAAGCCAGCGCCTGCTGCTGACCGAGTATTTTGTTGATCACCTCAATCACCGTTTCACCGTGATCAGGCTGGACATCAGGAATAACACCCGACGGCGCACCGCTGTTCACCACCTCAATGCCGAAAGGCGCAGCAAGCGCCTGCGCAATCTGTACCAGCGATCGTCCGTTAAACTGTGTCGGTTCGGCTGCACAGTCAATCAGGTCAGCGGTCAGACTGCGTCCGGCAATACCGGTGCTGACCGAACGGGCATCGTAACGAACGGGCGTCGCCTCCACCCAGCCGGTGATCACCAGCTCATCACCAATCAGCACCTCCACTTTTGAACCGTTTTTAATGCGCGGCTGAAGCGTGGTAATACCCTCATCTCCCGGCCACTGGCGGGTGATCTCCACACTGAAATCCCGCGCCAGCCGTTCAATACCGGCACCGATGCGCACCGATGTCCAGCCATTCCACTCCCGGCCATTTACCCGTAGCGTGACATTGTCGTTCATTGCACTGGCACCTTCAGAGGGATCACCGGCACAAAGCCGGGATGCGTAATGGCATTACGCCGGATAATGTCCGCGTCACGCGCCGCGTTATCAAACCAGGTCGCCGCCAGCACCAGCGCGGGTAAAACCTCATCCGGTGTGCGCTGAATGATCCGTGCAGACTGTTCAAGGCGCGTGTTGATATCCGCATTCAGATCTGCTTTCACCCGGCGCAGCGCCAGAAACAGCGCATCGCTGGTTGTACGGGACAACTCCTTATCAATTGCCGTATTCAGTGTGTCGCGAATGTCAGTCAGTTCTTCCCACGTCGGCAGGTCAACCGTGTTTTTCACCGCCGGTGCATTGTTCAGTGCCGGATGCGTGACGGAAGGCCAGCAAGTGCTCTGCGCAGGTGTTGTTGCCTGCCCCACTGCGGCATTCTGCATCACCGCGGAAGTTGTTAGCGCAGGCAATCGGGTGACGGCATACGCCGCTTCGCTGATTGCGGTCGTACGAAGGGTGCTGGCAACCACGTTACGCTGCTGCGTCGCCGTGGCGGTGGTTTTACTGTCCGTTTTCCAGACGCCGCGCGGTTGCAGATCGCTGCCGAGGCTGACACCGGAAAGCGTTTTGATCATGGTGACCAGGTCGCTGGCGTTACCATAAAGGCGTTTCCCGGTACGCCACATTTTCTGCACCTGCTCAACGAAATTTTTGCCTGACGATGGCGGCGGCAGAAGTACCGAGATATCCCCCTGCAACAGCCTGGCGGCATCCGATACGGCAGAATCCACCACTTTCATCGCATCAGAAACATACCCCAGCATTATGCTGGCATTACCGATAACGTCGTTCTGCACGAAATCCGCCACACCATCGATACTGAAACCGCTGAAGCTGTCACTGATGCAGTCATCCAGTGCAGAACAGGATGACATCAGCGTCTGCGCCGTCGCCGCACCTGATGTGGGGTAAGAGAGTTCTCCCGCTTCGACAAACTTCAGGTCAAAGCGGACAATACGCCCTTCACTCTTCGATGTGCTGACCCGAACTTCTCCGTCAACACAGACTTTCAGCTCACCGTATGTCGGATGGACAAGCGTGCCGGGACCGGGTTTATTCAGCGCGTCAATCAGGCGATCGCGCTGGTCAAAGCAGTCATCTCCCACCACATAAGCCGTGATGGACGGGCGAAAAGTGATTTTCCCCAGGTCTTCGGTATAGGGTTTGTCGCGGTTCGGGTATTCATGTGTTTCCACACGGCGACCGGTTCCCGCACTTTCTTCTTCAACCTTAAACGGCACGCCGCGAAATGACGCGTCCTGGAGTCTGTCACGCCAGCCTGAAGACGACGAAAGTAATGAAGGTCGGGTGGGAAATGAGGATAAATCCATAGACTGACCTCAAAAAGGACTGCGTTATCGTGGAAAACGAAAAGGGGAATACCCCACATCGTGCGTGATTTTCATCAGGGGATCGGCTTTGCCCGGTACATCAATTATCTTCATACCTGGCGGAGCATTCTCGAACGTGACTTTCAGCTCGCTGTGCTGTGTCATGGAAGAAGATGGATTCAACAGCGGAACATTGGGTTTGTACTGGCTCAGGCTGGCCTGATACTGCTCGTACTCTTTACGATCAAAAAAAGGCGTCCAGTCTGAAGCCAAAAACAGCCCTTTATTATCCAGCCAGTTAACCGTATCTTCAGGAACAACACTTTCCAGAGTATCTTTAACCGGCTCATACATCAGGGTTCCCAAAAAACCATATACCCCGGCCTTCCCGATAAAGCCGCGGCCTTTCCCCATCAATCCCGTTTCTGCCGATACCTTCCCCAGCGTACGCATCTCTCTGGTCACTGCGGTAATGGATTTGGTAACGTCAGCAACCCATTTGGTTGCCATAAACAGGGCAATCGCTTTCAGAACAGTTTCCCATCCCCCCATCACCTGCGCCGTTTCATCCACCACGTGCCAGACTTTTTTTATGACAGGACCTACGGTTTCCCAGTTATCAATAATGAGGTAAGCGCCACCAACCAGAAGAGCAATCAGCCCCTTAGCAGGCGTCATATTCATCACACCGCCGAGAACTTTCATAATTCTGGACAAAGAGCCTGCAGCGGCTCCCACCGTCAGTAAGGCCAGACCGATTTTAGCAATGGTCTTAACGAGCTCCGGGTTTTCACGGACAAACGTTCTCACTTCCTCAAGGAGCGGTTTTACCGCTTCAAGACCATCATTAACCTCAGGAAGAAACGTTTCCCCCAGCGTGGAAGAAATGGCATCAAGTTGATTTTGCAGAAGTAAAAGCTGGTTTTCCGTCGTCGCTGCCCTCGAAGCATATTCCTTCTGCATCGAACTGCCATACTGCTGGGAATCCGCAACCCGCCTGAAGTTGGTACGCAACAAATCAAGGTTAGTCAGCAGAGGTGCTATCGCGCCCAGAGACTCTTTCCCGAACAGGGCATTCAGCACAGCTGCCTGTTTTTCTTTAGGCACTTTAGCCATCGCATCCAGTACAGACAGCATGGTGCCCCGGGCATCTTTCTGCATATCAGCAGCTAATTTCTTCGGATTGATCCGCAGAAAACGCAATGCCTGTTTCTGCGATTTTGTCGCAGAATTTCCCGCGGTCAGGGAAAGCATGAAGTTCTTGATCCCTGTGGCGGCAATTTCTGACTCCACGCCCATCCCGGCAATGGTTGCCCCCATTGCCGCGATTTCGCCGGAAGCCACACCTGCAACACCACCTAAAGGACCAATACGCGTAACAATATCGGAGATTTTCTTCGCGTTCGCCGGGCCGGTATTACCAAGGTAGTTGATTTTGTCAGCCAGCCCGGCCACTTCATCCTGCGTCATATTAAACGCAGTACGCCACTGGGCCATCATCTGCCCGGACTCTTCAGCCGTGGTATCAAAGGCCACGCCCATCTTCACCGCATCAGTGGCAAACTGCATCAGTTCATCACGTGCAATCCCGGCCTGACCGCCAGCCGCCACAATTTCCGCGATCCCGTCTGCAGACATGGGAAGCTCAGTAGACAAAGCGCGTACCTGCTCCGTCATGGCCTTAAACGCATCCGGCGTATCCAGACCGTCCACCACTTTGCGGACATCAGCCATCTTCGATTCAAGGGTGATGGCTGATTTTACAGGGAGTGCCAGTGCCCCCATTATTGCAGTACCCGCCCCGGCAGCGCCCAGAGCAAGGCTGGAGACTTCTTTCTGAAATCCCTTAAGCTGACGCTGCATACCTTTAAGCGGGCCGGACAGCCTGTCAACAGCGGTGATGATGGCTTTCAGCTGAAAATTATCAGCCATGCTTCATCTCCTCATTTATACGGACAGCCTCTGCCTCCAGATCAGCAAAGTGGGAAATAGCCGTCCGGCGAAGTTCAAGGGGGTTTAATTTCCAGAACCACGCGACATTGTAGAATCGCTTCCGGAGCTCTCTTCCGTCTCCAAGCCGGTAAAAAAACGCATTACAATCATGCCTGCCTTGAAAATATCCAGCTTCGTCATCTGCGCTGCAGACGAGCGCGGGATCCCGGCCAGAAGCGGGATATATTTCAGCGCCACCTGACTGTCCATTTTCATACCACCATCAGGCGAAACAGAGAAAGGGAACCCCAGCGCCTCAATCTCGTCATACGTAGGCTCACGTATTTCCAGCACATGCAGTGTTTCTTTGTGGGCGATGATCGGTTTTTTAAGTACAAGCTCAATCACTGGTAATCCCCTTCTTCACCGTGGAACTCAAGATCAACCGTGCCTTCTTCGGCATTATGGTTCGCTTCGCCGTGCAGCCAGGCAGACGACAATACATAGACCTGACCGTTCGCCAGCTCGGCAGTGATGGTCATCTCATCAGACGAGGTGATTTTGTTCACCGGAAAATTCTTCGGCACCTTGAAAGTCCCTTTGACATAAGGCGCACGGTGAGTTTCCTTGCGGTCCACTGAACCGTCCAGGCCGATGATGTCATCATTGACCGTCCTGTTCATGGGCACCTCAATGCCGCCGGTCAGCGATAGCTGTTGACCGTCAATTTTGAAATAACAGGTTCCCCCGATACGGGCCATTATGCAGACTCCTCTGAATACTGAAGACGGAACTGGTTAACCACGGCAAAGACACGCAACTGGTTAACATAGTCAGGCGGGAACAGCGTGTTCAGGCGGTTCGGATCGCTGGTATCACGCTCCACAACCAGGTACTGCTTAAACAGTTCGTAGTTTTCCACGATCCCCGCACGCTCAAGCTGACGGTAGGTTGCCAGCAGTTCCCCTTTGATCACCGCCGGGGTGACAATCGCCTGACCGGGACCAAAGCGGGTACCGTCGCTGGCAAGCTTGTGACGCCCGTACTTACTGGTAATGACGGATTTCAGTTTGCGCAGTACATACGCACTGGTATGCAGCGTCTCGCTGTCGAGGTAGCTGTTATCCGCAACCCCGTAAGCATTTTTCCTGTACGTGGTGACATCACGCTGAATGCGCAGCACCCCGCTTTCGACATACGCCGTTGCCACGCCATGAGACAGCAGGGTCTGCTGCTCGGTCATCGTGAACCGTTTCCCCTTCGGCGCAGGCAGCATACCCACCAGCTCACCGGTCTGCGTGGGACGTGCCGGATCGTTGCGGATAAACACCGCTGCGCGGGCGGTACGGCTTGCCGCCAGCTCGTCGGCAGGTGTCTGGGTTTCTTTTTCGTACCCCGCCAGGGTAATGTGCTGCTGGTTAAACTGGTCACCTGCGGTCACCAGTTCTGACAGCGTGCCGGTCTTTGCCGTATACACATGACCATACAGCTGACGCGCATAGCTCCAGCGACCGCTGGTATCGTTCATCTCGGTCACCAGCGTGTTAACGGAGGCCGTGTCGTTGAACGGCAGACCGATATAATCAAACGGCTCATCCGCCATTGCAGCCACCGCACCGGTGAGAACAGGAGCGCCCGCTCCGGCGGTACCCGTCGCCACAGCAATCTGTACGCCCGCTGGCAGCACTTCGCCCCCACCAAAGCCGTAGTAATTGAGGCTGACAGGAATTTCATTCCCGCAAAGCCCCTTATGACGCGCGGTCAGCGTGACCACGCCTGCCGAAGATGAGGCCGTAAACGGCAGGGCCGGAACGGCATTGATGGCATCCTGGATACTGCTGGCAATCGTCGCGACGTTATCGCCGTTGGTCACCGGTGCCTGCACGCGGGTACGTCCCACATAAACATTCACCGTGCCGGTTTCGGTTGCCGCCCCGGTCACCGTCAGCGTAACCGTTGCCGCCGCGCCTGTGGCTTCCGGAACGGCAATCACATACAGCTCGCCAAACGGGTCGGTCTGGCGATAAGCCTCGACCATACGCGCCAGCTGACTTCCCGCACCACAAATCTGGCGTGCATAGTCTGCCGACGGCATCAGCACCAGACTGTTGGCAACAATCTCTGCACCGTTATTGGCGTGACCAATCAGCAACGATGCCCCGCTGTCCTGTGCAGTATTCGCCGCCGAGTTATCCATTTCCGCATAAAACAGCGGAACCAGCGTATTCGACGGAATGGTGTTAAAGCTTATCGTCATCGGTGTTCACCTTTTTATTAACGCGCCGGATATCACCCGCTGCTTCACGGCGCAGCCAGTAGTTGTTCTCGTCAACATTTCGCCCTTCGGTGGGCAAAAGGTCACCGCGGGCAGGGTCAGGCACTGACCGCCCTTTAACAGGTTTCACAAACATGAAGATTCTCAGGAAGGAAGGGTTATTTCGGTGTGATGTTCGATATCGCCGTCAGGCCCGTTACCGGGATCGAGATAATCAACATCAATCGCCAGCGTTCGCAGTTCATCCAGACTGTTCAGCTCATCCTGCTGGCGGGTATCGTCTTCGGTCAGCTCGCTGATGACCGAAAAATCGAACTGATAAATCAGCTCATGACGATTCAGATCCAGCAGCGTGCCGCCGTCATAGGTAATCGGGTTACCGCACGCTTCCGGGTTCCAGCCCAGCAGGGCCTTAAAGAGCATCTGCCGGACATCGTCCACCACATCATACGAAGCAAACTGACCGCGCTCATCACGCCCGTTACTCAGTATGACAACCACGGAGAAGCCCTCTTTCAGCTCCTGCCAGTAGTCGGTCTGGCTTTTGTTTTCTCCCGGAGAGTCATCCCCCGGTACCACATATGCCGCCGGGAGTTTCAGCTTTCCGACCTCCGGCAGATTTTTGAACTGGGCCGCGCCTGCAACCCGGTTTTCAAAATACGGACAGCGGGCACGCAGTGCAGCAATAACAGGCGTCAGTTTCATGTTTTTTTCCTTCTTACAGGACGTAATGACCGCTGTAACTCACGGGACAGTAACTTTTGTGTCCAGTAACGACGCTGGTCGATGACATCAGCCATAAAGTTATTACGTGGTGCCAGCCGCCAGCGGGATGAATGCTGCTTTTTCTGGCGCTTATCCTTTTTGCTCATCCCGTATGCGGCATGACGCACACCGTAATACAGAAACGCCGGATAATACGCAGAACCTTCAGGAAAACGCCGGTTACCCTGCCCGTTTTTCTGGTTAGGGGAAATCCTGACCATCAGGCCAGAACGACGGGAGCTTTTACGGGGGACGTAATAACCTATAGAACGCGCAAGTCGTCCGGTCTGATAGCCGGGGTTTTCACCTGGAGCAGACCGACCACGTCGCATCACCAGCCGCCGGGCATCACGCATATAGACACGCCCGATTTGAACAAATGCCCTTCGGAGCCTGGCACGATTAAACTCCATCTCCTCCGGTTGTTTGAAATCAACGTGTAAAAATGCTGTCTGCTCCACTGCGTCCTCCCATTTGTTCTTCGGCACCCAGTTCCGTACACTCCAGCAGCAGAAAGCGCCGCGCCCCGTTCAGATCACGCTGACGTTTCACCCGGTACACACTGTCATCACAGACCACCTCATAATCAACAGTGATCCCCCGGCGGTAGCGAATGGTGATGTAATGGGTGATGGCGTCTCCGATCTGCGCGGTTTCCTGCCAGGTGGTGGCACTGGTCTGGATAACCTTCGCCCATGCCCGGAACGCAACCGGGTATTGAGGCTCCACGCCAAAGTTATCCGCGGGCATATCCACCCGCTGGCGGATCAGGACGCGTTTATTCAGCTCGCCTGGGTCAGGCAGAATGTAGGTTGCGCTGGTCTGCGCCTGACGAATTTTCATAGTGGTATAAGGCGATAAGGAGCAACCAACCAGTTAAAGCTCATTGGCAACTCCATTTTCTCAACGTCTGTAACCGTTGAGCGGTTTTCGTAGAAATGGCTGACAAGTAGCAGGAGCGCCAGCTTCACATCATCAGATATCACAAGCCCATCAGGATCATCCGCAGGCCTGTCATCTGCGGTTGCATACAACGTACGGTTAAGGAAGTTTTCCGTCCGACTCTGAGCGGCCTTCCCAAGCAGTTCAAGCAACTCATCTTCATCAGAGAAATCATCATCCAGACGAAGCTGAAGCTTAATCTCTTCCATTTTTAACAGCATAAAACCTCCTGTGCCCGCCAGAACGCGGGCACAAAAAAACCGCATTACGCGGCGTGCTGTATTACGTAAAAAGACTAATCAACCACCAACGCTACCTTTCCCCACCAGCGCTTTAATGGCAGAGGTGTCTTCCAGGATACAGTCAAAACGATGGAAGGCCAGAAAACCGGTCTGATCATATTCTGCGTAACGCTCAACCAGACGTTTAAGAATCATGTATCGCACACGACGGATAATGAAGCGATCAAAGTCACCACAGAACATGAATTTTTTACCCGCCCCGATATCATCAATTTCCTGATCAATGACATACGGTACATTCAACACTGAAGCAGGTGCCACACCAACAATATCCGGCAACCATAAAGGGCGTCCCTGACCATCTTCCATCTCACTGATCAGTTTCAGCGTATTATCGTTAAACGCCAGGCGGAATTTCGGTCCGCGACGATATGCAGGATCAATGCTGTGTTTCAGAGCCAGAATTTCCTGCCACTTCACCGCATTTGCCACGGCAGTCTGTGTTGTGCCGGTCACTGATGCTGCCAGCCCTTTGGGTTGTTTAGGCGTACCAGCCCCCGTCCCCTGAATCAGATAACGGGCTTCACCACGACCAATACGTTCAGCAATGCGACGGGCAAGATAAGCTTCCATATCGATCGCGCTGTCCTGCAGCAACTCATTAGACACACGAATGATTTTCGATGTCATTTTGAGCGCCCCAAGACTTCCCATACCGAAATCGGTGTCTTCTTCACCGGCTTCTTCATTTTCGCCCAGCAGAACACCAACTTCGGATGTACCATCAGCTGTTGCCCACTCCATGGTGCGACCGTCAGAAGTGGTCAGAATCTGCGCCACACTGGCGATGCCACCGTAGGATTTCATCTTCTCAACAACTTTCGCCAGGAATGTTTCTGGTACGGTATATCCGCCCTTTTCATCCTGAGCTACACCCTGGGCACGAAGTTCACGCAACGCCTTTCGCTCTTCTGATGTCAGCTCACTGGCACCGTGACGCATCCACTTATCAAAAACCTGAGCTCGTTTCTCATCCTGTTGCGAATTGTTTTCCGGATCAAGATTCTGACGCTGCTCTTCCTCATTGCTTTCAATGTACGCCTGATCCTGACGACGCAGTTCTTCTTCGCGTGCAATTCGTTCATCAAGCGCTTCCAGTTCGGATTTTGCTTTGTTCCACTCAGTGCGCTGCTCTTCCGTCCATGCGTTATCACCAATTTTTTCATTCAGGGCGCGCATGTCAGTTGCGATAGTATTACGTTTCTGTTTCAGTTCATGCAGTTTCATGATGTTTCCTTTACGCGTTAAGAAGGGTCAGGACGCGTTCACGCGCCATACGTTGATTAATGGCTTTCTGTAGCGCGCCGCTGTTGCGCGCCTCCTGCCATGCTTTCATGGAGCGAACAGCCGAGTCAGCCTCCTGATAGGCAGGATATGTCACAGGACTGACATCCAGCAGACGGGAAAAGCGGGTTATCTCGCGAATAACAACCCCGTCCTCATCCTGATACCACTCCTCACCGTCACGGGCGACACGGAAAGCGAAAGATGACTGGTTAATATCTCCACGTTGCATCGGGGCCAGCACCAGATCACGAATGGTCTGTGTCTCCGGAGCCTGGATGTCATAGCGTAATCCGCGCTCATCAACTGAAAGATTCAGCGTGCCTGCTGCACTACGCCCAAGAATAAAATTAGGATCGTGGTTAAACAGTGCGCGTACATCATCACCAAGCACATTGTCAAAAGCGCCGGGCCGGATGATTTCGCGGAATGAACCGAATATCAGCTCAGAACGACAGTCAAACACCGATCCATAACCGATAATGTGCGCCGGGTTATCGTCATGCCGCTCAGCACGCACCTCACCGCTGTAACAACGGATTTCACGGTCATTCATTGGTTTTTCCCTCATCGTTTTTTGGGGGCTTAAAATCTCCTGCCGGGTTAGCAGCATTCACGCTTACCAGCATCTCGTCCAGCCCTTCAACCGGATTCATATCCTCAAATGCGCGGGCCTCATTACGGCTCATCCATCCATCGGTAATAGCGAAGTGATAGAATTGCGCGCGCTCCTGCGGAGTTCCGCGTAAAAGCCCCGTCAGATTGAACCTGACGTAATACCCGGCGGCTAACTCAGCGCGGGTAAACAAGCGACGGTTAAGCTCCTGCTCCCAGTTCGTCACCCACGGCATCATCGTGTAGCGGACAAACTGAATCGCCTGCGCAGAAATATTGGAGAAGGTGGCTTTTTCGAGGTCATTAATCATGTGCGCAGGAATATTGAAAATACCGGCGATCATTGAACGGTTCAGCTTCATCATGTCAATGATCTGAGCGTCAACTGGCGACACAGTCAGTGCCTTGTAATCCAGATCGGCTGGCAGCAGCATGGTTTTGTTTTCCTGGCGGCGTAACGCCTGCGATGCCTTCTGCCACTGATCTTTAAGCCAGCCCCAGCTTTCCTTATTGAGTCCGCTTTTAACGGATACTATCCCCGCCGGACGGGCATTACCGCTGAAGAAGCTTTCTGTGTATTTCTGACCGCTCATCCCCATGCCTATTGTTTCGGCATGTTGCATAATCGGACTCAGCCCCATCTTCTGATTATTACCCAGCGCTCGGATGTGGATCATATCGTCGGGGCTGATCGCAAACGCCCCATATTCGTTGTACAAACCGTAGGTGTATCGGCCACCAGTATTCATAAGCGTCGTTTCCCACGGCATACAGCAATCCAGGGATATGACTTCACCGCGACGATTACGTTTCACCCAGGTATACCCATTCCCCCAGCCAAGGATGTGACGTTGCTTCAGTTCGCGCCATTTGTAACTGGTTTGCCAGGTATTGGGCTCATCATGAACCAGATAAAACGCCGGATGATCGCGTGCGGGCTCAACCTTCCCATTGTGCCTGCGCATAACATGCAATGGCATCTGGGCAAGGCTGGAAGACAGGACATAGATACAGGAATACACCGCAGCCAGTTTCATCGCAGTCTCAGGACTGACATAAACGTCTGCCCGGAACAGCCCATCAGTATCAACGGCATCCCCGGTTATCGGGGTGGAAGGATTCTCCAGTGATTTACTTCTGAACAGAGCATCAAGCAGCACGCGTCCCCCTTCTGACCATAGCCAGTGCGCCCACCAGCAGTAAAGCACCGGACAAAATCAGAGCCGGAGCCATACCAAACTGCAGGTAAACCCCGCACGTAAGCAGGCCAAAACCAGCCAGCCCGATAACATCAGCAATTAGTGATTTCATAGAATTAAGAGATCATCGTCCGGATCAAGAGATGAGAGGAAATCGTCAGGTTCTTTGAGCATTGCCCGACCGATCGTCATAATCAGTGCAACCGCACCATCGATTTTGTTTTCCGCCTGCTCCTTGACGGGCTTCACTAAATCATCGTTACCTGGCATGTTTTTGCCGACCACATTGCCGATACACCAGGTCATGATGGGATTGCCGTCATGATGAAAGCGTCCCGATTCAATCGCTGCTTCCAGCTCTTTCATCGGATCGGACATATTGGCGAAGTTCTGGACGATAGTGACGGGATTCAGATCTTCATCAGCAAGGTCATGTGACAGCCCGGTCGCCCCGAAGGGGTCGATGGGTGACTCACTGACCGGGCTGATTTTGTTCGCCGCTTTGGCCTCTTCGAGGATGTAGCGATAATCCACCTCTGCACCATCGGTAACGGTCAGGACGCCCATTTCCACCCATTTCTGAAAGCGTTCGGCTGTCCGTCTATCTTCATTTTTCTCGACGCTGTACACCGTGTCATACGGTACCCAGAAGCGCGGGGCCACACTGTAGTAATGCGTTTTACCGTCAATCTCGCGGGTATAAAGTCGCGCCATGCTGTTCATATCCAGCTTACGCGCCAGGTCAAAGGCCAGAATGCACGGCTGCCCCTCGAACTGCTCAAGGGTCAGTGATTTATCCTCGCAGCTCTGCCAGCTCACCAGGTTGAAATACGCCGAACGTGCCGACACCCAGATATTGAGGTGTTTTGTTTTAAAGACGTTTGCCAGACGGGCGTTATTTTTCGCACGCTGCTGCTGACTTAACAAAAATTCGCGATAAACCGACACGCCAATATTTGGATTGGCTTTTTCCAGCACCTGCGGGTCGGTCCAGTCGTCACCTTCATCAACGGTATAGATGATCCCGAACAGTTCATCGTTAGGCACCGAGCCGTTGAGCATCTCGATGACTTCCCGCCGCTTGTCGTAGCACGGCCCCTCAATGTTGTACCCGGCGGTGGTGATGGCCCACATCAGTGGCTGACGTCGCGCCCCCATCCCGGTAAGCATTGTGGTATAAAGCGCATCGGTGGCATGCTCGTGATATTCATCAACCACGGCACAGTGGGGTGATGAACCATCACCGGGGTTGCCGATCAGCGGTTCAAACCGCGCGCCATCCTCCGGACGGTTCATGTTTGAGGCGTTAACCTCAATCCCGAACGCTTCCGTCAGCATGGGTGTGCGTTTACACATCAGTCGCGCCGGGCGAAAGACTTCCCACGCCTGTTTCTCTGTCGTGGCACCGGAATACACTTCCGCGCCAAACTCGTTATCACAGGCAAAACAATACAGGGCAACACCGGCAGAGATTGCTGATTTGCCGTTCTTACGGGGGATTTCGGTATACACCTCCCGGAAGCGGCGCAACCGGGTGCCTTTATTGACCCAGCCAAACGCACAGCAGATCACAAATAGCTGCCACGGCTCCAGCGTGATGGGCATCCGTTTGAATGCCCACTCACCCTTGGTGTGCGGCAACAGCTGAATAAATTTCGCGGCCCGTTCAGCCAGGTCCTTGTCGAAGCGGTAACGAAACGACTTACTTTTTTCCGCCATCAGGTCATCAAGATGGCGCTGGCAGGCCTGAATCACAAACTGGCAGGCAACAATCTTTCCGCGCACGACATCCCGGGCATACTGATTGGCAGCATTTACGTTGGGGTAAGATTTCCGGCTCATGACTCGATGATTTTCAGAAACGGGTTAGTGGCTTTCTTCTGCCCCGCCAGGCCAATCAGACGCTGGCGGCTGCTGGGGTCGAGTCCGAGCATTGCCCCAGTGCTGCTCATCTCGGACTCCTGTTCTTTCTTGGCGGTCAGCTCCGGATTTTTGACCATACCGCCCATTGCACCGGTAATGGTGTTGCCCTGGCTGGCAATATTTTTCACGGCACGTCGCCAGAACTCATAGGCCACGCACCACCGCTCAAGCACCGCGAGGTCAGTCACGCACAGCAGGCCCTGACCGCAGAGTTCTTTGGTTGTCAGTTGCCACATGATCGTGGCGAGAGGGAGATCTTCTTCAGCGAACCACTCCGGTGGCTCAACACCTTTGATGGGCGTAAAAACAGGTTCATCTTTATTCAGGGCTCGCTTGCCGGGGTTTCCGGCCAGCGCCTTGCGCGCCGTTGGCTTGGGGCGACGCCCGGAACGCCCCGCCGTTCCAGCCATATGCGGCACTCCTGGTTAAATTTCATTTTTCGCGGGTATAAAAAAACGATGGGGCGGGCAGTCCCGGACAGCCTGGGTTGCAGGGATTTGACCCGCCCCTCCCCTCAGGCAGTTGAGAATTATTATCACTTCAACCGTTCACGGGCCGTCTTCGCCTTATGACACGGCCAGCACAGACTCTGCAGATTACTGTCAGCATCAGTGCCGCCATGCGCTTTAGGGATGATGTGGTCAACAGTTTTCGCCTCACGCACCACACCAGCACGCAGACATAACTGACACAGGCCTTTGTCACGCTTCAGAACACGCGCGCGGATACTGTCCCACTTCGAACCGTAGCCGCGCTGATGACGGGATTGTCCAGGTTTGTATTGCTTCCAGCCTTCGCTTTTGTGGCTTTCGCAGTAGCCTGAAGGGTCAGTAGTGGTATGGCGGCAGCCGCGAACACGGCAGGCTTTCGGGGTTCGTGGCGGCATTAATGCTTCCCTTTAAGTTATTACGATGGAACAGACCATAGAAATGGCAATAAAAAACCGCCCGGAGGCGGTTCAATTATCATCTCGATAAACTAAATCAGATCACCAATGTATTTTGCACTAATTGAAATTTGCATCTGAGGCATTCCGACCACAGATCCATTTAACAGGTAATCACGTCCTCGTTCCTGCAAAGAAAGACTCAATTCAAAGTTCTTTACCCCAGGGAAAACCGAGGTGACATTTAAATCATGCTGCGATACGCGCAGAATAAGTTGGCTACCGTCAATTTTTCCCTGATACGTAAAACCAAAATCTCCGCCGTTTACTGCATTGTTTTTGACAACTACGGTACCATTACCAAAATCACGTTGATTGCTTCTGAAAACAACAAAATAGATACCATCTTTCATGTGTAAAGCCCTTTAAAAGAGTCACCAAAATCAGGTGCTTTGTATCTATTGGGCCATCACATATCAAATCAAGGAACAAAACAAAGTTAACATCATTTTTTTTGCATGATGTGACCACGCTCAACTTCAATCCTTCTGATGTCAGCTTTATCGGTATTACACTGCGCCAATGCAGACAACAAGGCGACATTCAGATCTAAGCTCGAGCCCCACGTAAAATGATCAGGTAAATCAGGCTGAGGGGTTTCAGCCGTCAGGCTGGCTGGTAACGGAACTACCGGAACCTGGACGTAAACTGTTCGCGTACTTCCGCAACCGGTCAGCAGCGGCAGCAGGCACAGGACGTGAAGCACAATCATCATCCGCAACAGCCACTTTGATATCTTCCTGGGTTCTCTGTGACTCCAGTGCGATCTGCTGTTTTGCATGTTGATTCGCCTCCTGAATGATGTTCGTTATTGCCATAGTACGCAGAACATTCGCGGTGATAGCCTCAGTAGAATCAGCTCGCTGTTCCGCAGCATCAGCACGCTTCTGCTCCTCCAGAAACTTTCCATGATAGTGATTCGCTGACCAGACAAGACCACCAGCGACACAAGCAATAAACGTTAAAATGAGCGCCCAATAACTCATCTTCATACCAGCAGCGCCGCCCGCGCCTTGTTGTATCGGACCTTACGATCCTCAATACCGTTCAAACCGCCGTTAATGATGCGCGTAACACGGTTAATATCGGCACCGTAGATCATGCAACCTTTCGAGGTGTAGAACCATGCAGCTGAGCGCGCAGCCTGTAGTTCCTGTTCCAGTTGTTCAGGTGAAGTCACCAGATCTAACTTCAGCGCCGCGCCACAGATGCGATAATTATGGAGGCCAGTGATTTGAATTAATCCTCTACCACGATATTTCCAGCCATCACCTGGTGCTTTGTTACCCAGTCGGTTGCTATACACCAGATTGGCAATAGCATCCTGACGAGCTGCATGTCCGGATGTTCTGCCAAGGGCATCAGCCTGCTGCTGTGTGATCCTCTTTCCGAACGTCGCCACCAGCGCAGATGGTGTGTAGTTAAAATTTTCAACTACGGCGCTAAACCCCATCGACTCATGGCCTACCTGAGCGATAAACATTGCCTGATCCGCTGGTGCTGTAATGCCGAATTCCTTCATCGCCGCATCAATGTGCGGAAACCAGCGCGCAGCCAGCCCGGCGCTAATACCAGCCGCCTTTTGAAATAATTGTTGGTTCATTAGTGCCTCAGATGATCAACCAGACGTGCAACGTTGCCTCTGACGGCCACCAGCACGGAAAGAAAAATAGTGTTCGCCACGATAATGGGCCATGAGGAATGGGGATAAATCCCACAGAGATAGGCCAACGGAACAGCACTGTATGTAACAGTAATCAGCCAGGCTAAACGTGAAACCCAAGGACGATGCCGCGAATCACCACGACGATAAAACATCAGAGTAATAACAACACAAGCACATAACAGCGCATTTATAGTTGCTGTCGGGTCATTTAGCTCCACCTGAACCTCCCCGGCGCGTTATGAGCGCCACCAGCGAGCCGATATCCTGATTATTCAGGAACGTCAGGATTTTAACGGCTAAAGCAGAGACGATTACGGCACCAATAGCATCCAGAGGTTTATCACTGTATCCGGTCAAGTTCGCCAGCTTGGAGCCAACCAACCCAGAGCAAAGAATCCCGGCAATATATGACACGATAAAATATGCCAGTCGGCGCGATGCACTCAGATCTGCTGCTGTTGCTATGTAGAATACAGCCCCTGCAAATGCGCCAAATACAACGCCGTAATCAGTTCCGGTCAGCAGTCCATAAACACTGGCACCCGTCAGGGCACCACCAGCCAGCCCAGTACCGGAAATCGGATCGGACATTTAGCCCCCTCTTAATTGCTGTTGGCCCTCTCAGATATGAGGGGAAGGGATCTTAATGACAGTCTGTTTATTATTTCAGTCAAATACTACCCTGTTGATGATTTCTCAGAAGCGAACTTGACTCCCAGGGGAAACTCAACTTTCCGTTAAAACCACCAGCAGACATTCGTTCAATTTCCACAGAAATATCACTGAGCCGTTCTTCAAGCTCTGCTTTTTCTTTTACCAGACGGTTATAGCGGCTTAGATGAAGCTTTTGCTGCTCCAGCCAGTCTTCAAGCTGTTCAACAGTCATACCAGGGTTAAAAAAATATGGCTGCTGCTTTTCGCCCTGCATTATTGACCTCCAGAAAAGCAAAAACCCCGCCGAAGCGAGGTTTGTTATGATTTCGTTAACGGCAGACATACAAAGCCCATCGTTAGGAGAATCCTAACCATATTTTTTGAAAAATGCAAGCATCATGTCGCCATCTTCGGCGAAAATCATTTATCTTGTCACTTTTCTCAATTGTGTCTCTGCATATGCTTCTTCCTGCCAGCACTTTGTAACCAGTTTATCAATGACATCTGCATATCCTTTGTACCACTGATAATCCGTCAGGTCCGGTACCAGCTTCTGGACATGATGCCGCGCCAGTGTGGTTGGTAAACGGCTAAACCGGTTTCCATTGCAACGCCCACAAATCTTATAAACAGGCGCACCATGAAGCCGGGTTCTTTTTTCATCCAGTACAATACCTTTCCCCTTACACCCTCTACACGCTGTGCTGACTTCTCCCTTACCATGACAATGCTGACATAGTTCCTTCACCCACTCTTCCTTGATAACAGATTCCCCGCTTCTGGAGTGTTTCACCACTTCGCGCAATACATTATGAAATCCAGTACCAGCACAATGCTCACAGCGAGCCTTACTTGCCGCAGACCTGGAATAATCAGCAAAGGCAAAATTCACAAGGTAAGGGATGATCTGTAACCGGGTTTCTTCACTCAATTTGTTCAATGTCGGGTTATCCAGTGCCATCGCGTAATTGAGCAGACCTTCAATCGCAAACTGAGGATCCTGAACACCAACTTTTGCCAGGAATAAGGCAAACCCAAGCGGTGCTTTCGACTGCACCATCCCCTGCGCAGCCATCACATCCGTAATTGTTAAACCACCAGAGCCTGTCGCCGGTGCGTCATCGCTCAGTTTTGGAGATTTCGGGGAGTAATATTTCGGTAAGGCTTCAAGGTTCATGCTCGTTCTCCACTTACGCCAGTACGCCTATTGCCAGCGCACGATCGATAAAACGAAATATCAGCTCCAGCTGGGAACCATACTTCTCTTCAAATGCCACGGTATCCGCATGCAGCTCGTCGTGATGCTTTCTGCACAAAGGCAACACAAAGAGGTCATGCGCTTTTGTTCCCATTCCACCCTGACCGTGACCTATCAGGTGGTGGGGATCATCAGCGGGCTTTCCACAACATGCACACGGCTGTGTCTTAACCCAGCGCGTGTACTTTTCATTAACCCAGCGGCGACGTTTTGGGCGTAACATAAAAGACTCCGGCGACTCCGGATCCACTTTCAGCGCCAGCACCTTTTTCGCCTTATCCTGGATGATGCTGGTGGCAGGAACCGAAGGCACAAGGTCACTTTCCCGGGTAACAGACGGCACAACAGGCTTCGGTAATCTCAGTGCCTTACGGGCTGCACTTTCCGGTAAGGCATCCGCCAGATCATTACGAATCAGCCACCAGCACAGTTCCGGCATTGTCACAACGTGACTGTCATCAAAACCGAGATCCCGACGCACAACAGACAACACCCAGCGGGCACAGTTATCCGTTGCCATTGATTCCAGCCGTTCCGTGAACTGATCGCGCAGCTGGTTATCGCAGTGCCAGCACAGACGGATTGCACCCGGCGCGTGTCGCATTGTGGTCATGTTCTCGCTGTGCCAGTCGGAATGAGGCCACTGACAGCCTTTTTCACGAAGTAACCAGCTTTCAAGACATTCCACGCCACCAGCACGACGGATCACTGCCTCATTGCGGAACACGGCCCGAACGGCAGGATCATCCGCCAGCGGTTGTGATGCCGCCGGAACGGCACCACTGGCGAAAGATGAATAACGCTCCGGCTCAGGCTCCAGCAGGACACGCCCCTGCATAAACAGGGGCATCAGCTCTGAACCTGGCCTGAACAATACGATCCCCATACGCGGGGCAATTTCAGGGGTCAGTAGTGCTCTCACGGTCACCTCAATGAACGGTATCGAGCAGCTTTAACAGCTCAGGGAATCGGGATTCGAAGAAATGCGGCTGCGTCTCGCGCGGATTTGCGGGACTGGTGATGTTCTTGCCGAACATGCAACCTTTCGCTGTCAGCGACCAGAATTTTTTGATGTTGTTAATCGCGGTACGGCTGTATCGTTCGCGCTGCTCGACGATCCCCAGTTTCACCATCTGGTGATATGCCTGATTAGCCGTCAGGCGTATACCATACTGTTTCAGCAGTGCACTCAGTGACAGTGTCGGGCGACTTGAGCCATCGTGTGCATCAGCAGGAGCATCAATGGCATAGCGCGGTGCCAGATTCGGTAAGCCAACAGCCTCCTGGAGTTTCTGACAGGCACCAAGCACTGAAGAGTTAGACAGGTTTAACTCCCGGCGCATAAAGTCCAGCAGGATCACGCCAGCCTGCATCTTGTCAGCAGCCTGTCCGGATAATTTTTCCGGTGCGCTGGTTACCATATCGAAAGTACGGATCACCTTCAGATGGAATGACGGGCTGATCCACATTGCATAGGCATACACCAGTTCCTTGCAGACATACGTTCCCCGTTCATTTCCCCCATGAATCACACTCACCGGGTCAACACCCAAATTCTGGGTGTTGGTCAATTCATGAACAAGCTCAACAGTTTGTTGGCTGGAAAGAAACTTTCCCGGCTCCTTGGTTCTGGCATTTGCACCAGATGCTACTGCTGCGCGATGCAGATCGTTCAGGCTGTAACGCCCATAAGCATCACGACGAACTTCAATACCATCAATGACCATCAGATTATTCATACTTCGTTTCTCCTCTTAATCAGGCAGCTGCACCCGCCGTTTTCTCGTACTTACTGATAGTGATCTCGACCTTCCCTTCCGGGATAACCGATCCCCACTCCACCAGCATTCTTTTCACCTGACTGTCGTCTTCCCACACACCCGCGTGGGTCAGGGCGTCAAACAGCGCCTTGTTATAGTTGTCCAGATCGCGGATCCGGTTATCCGGAGGAAACAACACGATCTCCACTGAAGCAGGTGCCGACGTTGGTTTCGGCAGACGACGTAACTGCTCAACTATTGCTGCGCACGCCGCGCTCTGGAATTTTCGCCCCGCCGCGCTTATCAGGCTCTTACCAGCAAACGCCCCTTTGTTGGGGTGTCGCCAGTACGTGTTCACGCTGGGCGGAAAAGGCAGGATCAGCTTCATACTTTCAGGTCCCTCTCATGTAACCAGTGGGTTGCACGCAGCCTTGCGTTTTCCTCACCGGCAAGCAGTGCGCGGATAATCCCGACCGCCTCGCTGTCGTCGTCCTTCACCGCGGTATGAAGCGTTATCCCCCGGGCCACGCCACGCTTTATCGTGATGACGCCTTTTTTCTCCAGTGCGCGAAGATGCTCCACCGCTGCATTCACCGAACGGTATCCCAGCATGGTTGCCACCTCCTGATTGGTTGGCGGGAAGCCACGTTCTTTCTGATAAGAAATCAGCATATCCAGCACCTGCTGCTGGCATTGAGTTAACGTCGTCATGCCGCCATCTCCCTGACCAGTTTTTCTGCCTGCTGGCGAACCTGCGCCAGAAACGCCTCACCACATGCCTCAAGTTCATCGCGCCCGATGTAGCTGATTGCCGGTCCCTTCCAGGTCTTGTCGAAAACAGCAATAGCACCAGCGAAGAAAGCGCCTGTCGGCACCTGCTTCTCGTCCTTCGGGATAAACCAGGCAGGCAGTTCAAAACCAATACGCCCGCGAATAAAAGCAATATGATCTGCATCTTCCGGCCACCACACTTCGCTGGTGGCAGCTTTGATCAGGAAAACATAGCGTCCGCCCTTATCACGCATGGCACTGGCATGCTTCATGATGTAACGCATGCCGGTGATGTATTGCCCTTCATGCTGACTGGCGCGGCTGTATGGGGGATTACCAAAGGCAGCCCCTTTAAGCTCCGCAAGACGTTCTGACCAGTCATGCGCCAGCGCGTTGTCTTCCGCAGTGTAATACGCGGCACATTTGGCGTTATCACCGTCAGTGAACAGATCCAGAACAAACGGGCCAAACAGGGTGTTAATTCCCCAGAAAATGTTGTCCGGCGTGCGCCACTGATCACCCACTTCCTTCAGTTCATGGGCTGGTTTGTTCCGCAGTTCCACCAGCTCCTGGCAATATTTATTACTCATTAAGCCCCCACGTAATTCCCTGACAGATACCACTCATCACCCGATACAGCTCGCTTGCTGCTTTTCCGTAAGCACTGCTCACGACGCGCCAGAAAATTGTTTCGTTCTGGCTGGGAGTGGCTTTCTCGGAATGCCGCCATCCACACCGTTGCAGCACGACGGTATAACCCCCTGGACTCCAGCTCTTCAGCCTGGCGGGTCAGGCACAAAATCACCCGGGGATCGTTAGTGCCGACATAGAAATTGCGCACAGGTTTGGTTTCACGAACTGGTTGTGGTTCCGGCTCCTGCGCTCTCTCAGTCAGGCGTGGGAAATGTCTGCGTGTATCTCCTTCACAACGGTGAGCCACACGCCCACTCTGACGTAACTTGCTTGCTGACTGCAGAACGCGCTGCCGTGAGTAACCTGCAAAAGCATCCGCAATGTCTCCGGAAGTACACCCCGGATGGGCTTCAATGAATTTCTGAACTTCATTCAAAAGACTCATGATCACCCCCTGAATCCTGCCGGGATCTGGCTGTAGTCCACGTTGTCGTAACTGGCTTTGAAGTACGGGTCCTCACGTCTGGCTGCAGATACCGCAGGAACTTCCCAGGATTCTTCGAAATGACGATCCGGACCAAAGAACGTGACAGCCTGTTTCACAAATTGTGTGCCGCTGTTACCCATCGCAGATACCCAGCCCGCGTAGCGTTTCACACCTTCCAGCATGGTTTCGGGGTTTACTCCCTCATTCAAACGGGCTTTCCAGGCTTTGAAGGCTGCAGATTTTGAATTGCCACCAGCACGTTTGGGATATGCCAGCCATGCCTGCTCAAACTCCGGAGAGTATTCCGGTCGGTTTGAACGAACTCGCACGGACTCATCAACTGATGCACCAACAGCTATTGGTTCATTGACTGGTTCTTTGACTGGTTCAAAAGAGTGACTGGTTCTGGGTGAATCTCCTGCACTACCCCCTGGTGCAACTCCTGCACTACCTAGTGAATTTGCTGCACCAGATAGTGAATTATTTGCACTACCCCCTAGTGAATCTCCTGCACCATCCAGATGAAGGAGATAGATATTACTTGAGTTACCTTTTTCACCTTTCCGGGTGACTTTTTTTACCAGCCCGGACTCACAAAGGGCCGCAATATGATTCATCACAGAACGTTTGCTAATCTCGCACTGGTCAGCAATATGCTGGTAGCTGGGCCAGCACTCACCCTGATCGCTGGCATTATCAGCCAGCTTGATCAGAACCAGTTTTCGCAATGGATTACCCACTCGAATTTTCATCGCTTTAACCATCAGCTCCATACTCATGCTGCACCTCCGAGATGCTTCATGTTTTTTCCGGAGCGAAAGGCTATAAGCGGCATACTGACGCGGTAATTACGGCCAAGCGGTTCACAAATCACCTTCTGGCATTCACGGTCAACCAGGCTAACACGTAGAACATGCCCTGCAGGTGTGGTGTACCACTGCCCAACTGTAGGAATTGATGTTTTTTTACGCTGAAGAAAACGGCAAATATTGAGGATCAACGGATTAAGCATGACGATGCCCTCCGCTGATATTCAGGAGACGGTGAATATGAAAATTAGTCTTATCCGCCAGACGAATACGTTCAGCCTGCAAGTTAAGAAGGGTTTCTACCAGAACTTGATGCGCCTGCGGATCCGAAAGAGTTACCTTGCGCAGAGCACGTAGTGCAGTTGTTACATAACTGAGTTTATGTAAGTCTTCATCATTCAGACGAGTGAGGGCTGGGACAGTAGCCATGATGGCAGCCTCCGTATGCAATGGATAACTTCCACCACCGGAAACGCCAATTTCGCTGGTGGTGAACTGAGCAGGGTTGGCGTAACCGGCGCATACGGAAACCGGCGCACCTTTCGGTGCCCCCACCCAGCCCACCATAATTTGGGTATAGCTGAGTTGTAGCAACAAAAAAGACGCTAACGCGCCAATTGTCGCCGTATGCAATTCCAGGACGCCAATCCCGACACCCGCTTTATAAGGTGCCTGAACAGTGTAACGTCCCGGAATGGCAGAATCAATGTGCTGGTGGTCCTTCACACTCAACAAAATCACGCCTGAATTTCCACAAAGGACTAAAGCACTCATGCGGGTAGTCTTTGCGAAGATAGATAACGCGCTGTGTTTCTGGCTCCCAACGAATAACATGGACATAAAGCCCTCTTCCGTCACGAAACCAGCGGTTAAGTTCCTGCACAACTCGCCCCCCACAGTCAGGTAAAGTTCTCTGTGGTTACTTACAGCCAGGTGATTTGGTAATCTGCATTCATGCCGTAACAACAGGTGTTCAGCGACGCTGACCACCAGCTGTTGCGACAAACGGTTATTTGCCGTTAAACTGTTCATGCGTTAGTTTCTCCACAGACACAAAACGCCACGACGCCCGGAGCTGCACACTCGCGGGCGTCACTCTTTTCTGGAGCGCAAAAGATTTTGTAGACCAGTGCTGCATGCTCCTGGAGCTTCGAAATTGACAGATACAACTCATCATTAATTGCTGTCTGCTCGTGTGGCTCCACTACCCCATCTTCGATTGCCGAACGAATCTGCTTTGAGTAACTCCCGATCTGTTCGATGACTTCCAGCAGGCGCTGGTTTATATCGGCGTTCTCTACTTCCTCAATTTCAGGAAGCGATACAAACACCCCACCAGCAGACTGTGCGACAGCATCCGCAATGTAGTGAGTGCCAGCCGCGCGCTGTAAAATCATTGCCCATCCCAGCGGGAAAATCTGATCGCCATCTGCACGAAGGCGGTTGAATAAAGCGTTCTCTGTTACATCCAGCCACTCAGCAGCTTCAGCGTAACCCCCCGGCAACGCCGCGATAGTTTTTCTGACAGCTTTCACGTACCACTCAGGCTGTTTTTCTACTTTCCAGTGATGCTTACCCACGGTTAGCCTCATCGTTCTGTGGTTAAAAATTGAAGGTGTTCTGTTAATCTTTCGGATAGATATCCGGTCTTAAGTCAGATTTCGTAATTGCACCTGACGTGCATTGCTCAAGTTTTTTAGCCAGCACAAAACTGGCTTTTTTATAACCATTGAAAACCAGCCGTAAGTAGCCTGGTGTTGAGCCAACTTTTCCGGCCAACTCGCCCTGCTGTTCTTTGGTTAAAGAGTCCCAATACGCTTTCATACAATATGTACCTCCGATATACATATTACATGATTGAGATGAACCTTCAAGATACTTGTACCCTATCGGTACAAAGGTTTTAATTTCGTTATGAAAACAGTCCATGACATCCGGCGGTCTAACGCCAGAAAACTGAGAGATGGTGTTGGCGGGAATTCTTCCTTTGCCACCATGATTGATCGCGAGCCAACCCAGACCAGCAGGTTTATGGGAGATGGTGCTACTAAAAATATCGGTGACAGCATGGCACGGCACATCGAAAAATGTTTCGACCTGCCTGTCGGATGGCTTGATCAAGAACACCAGACAACAAACATCACAAAAAAACCTGATGTTTCAATTACTAACAAACAAATAACGTTAGTCCCTGTCATATCATGGGTACAGGCCGGAGCATGGAAAGAAGTTGGCTATTCTGAGGTTGATTTGAGCACAGCAGAAACTTATCCCTGCCCTGTACCCTGTGGCGAAATGACTTATATCTTGCGGGTGATTGGTGATTCAATGATTGATGAGTACCGCCCGGGAGACATGATTTTTGTAGATCCTGAAGTCCCTGCCTGCCACGGTGACGACGTTATTGCATTGATGCACGATACAGGCGAAACCACCTTTAAGCGGTTGATAGAAGATGGAACACAGCGTTACCTCAAAGCATTAAACCCAAACTGGCCTGAACCTTACATTAAGATCAACGGTAATTGCTCTATAATTGGTACAGTAATTTTCTCAGGAAAACCAAGAAGATACAAAATAAAGGCCTAATCAATATTTATAACCTGCTTCGGCAGGTTTTTTTATACTTGACAATGTACCCTTGAGATACATAATGTATCTAAAAGAAACATGTCACAGGCAAGATTAAACAAAATTTGGTTGTAACACGGCGTATGGCACATGCGTCGTTAGCGGTCTGGGGACGTTAAAGGGGACAATCCACTCCTTGCTCGGGCAAACAAACCAGGTAGCCGGAATGTGCAAGTCAATGATGATGCTGATAAGACGCCTAACCAGCGTGGCGGTTCGGTTTGACACCTGGGAAGAGACCAGGGTGCAACGATGAGGGCATTTATGGAACCGCGACAAAGTGTGGTGCCGTAACTGGCTAAGTGCTCTCAGCGTTGTGGTGAATGCGCAGGCTGATGCGCGAAAGACATTGCAGCTATTGCGGAAAAGAGCTGTTCGGCGGGGCCATTAAACGCCCGTATCTGGAGGTTAAAGAACAAAATGAAAGTCCAGATTTTAAACAATAGTGGTGAAGTCGTTTGGTCATACGACATAGCCGCTCCTGTAGATCAGAGCGGCGATAGCTGGACCAATGGGAAACATCAGATTATGGCTGGAGTTGTATTCTCTTTACGCCGTGCTTTGGAACAGGCTGAAGTATTTCCATCAGACCCTGAATGGAAATGGCCTTTTTCTATTTGTCCAAATTCGGAGAGCACATTTCAGAAAATTGGTCAGAAAGTCGCACTCGAAGAGCATCAGCCAACTGTTTCCTGATTTTTTCAGGTAACTCGTCGGCATCGCAGAAACAACAACGCTCGATCATGTTGAAAGCCGATTCGTAGAACTGTTTCTGCTGAGTGTCGCTGAGACAGGAAAAGAGCGACGTTACGATGATTTTATTAATTGCATTATCAAGTTCTTTTTCATCAAAAGTCATTTGATTTTCCTTTTATGTATACGGGCTTAAAAGGATACCACCGAGCCTGAAGTGGTGAAAAGACAGGCACATAACAGCTAAGTATTTTCAACCAAAGAGAATCCTTGGCGTTGTGGTGAATGCGGCTCAGCGCACGCGGGTTAAGGTTGAGGCTGACAGTCGACCTTCTGTGGATACCCACCCGCCTGGTGTGCAACCTTCGCCAGGCACCGGGAGGCACCCGGCACCACAACTTTATGCTGTGTGTAGTCCTGGCGGTACCAGCTTGTACCCTTGCTTCCGGCTGGTACCGTCCTTTTTACAAAACAGAGAAGAGCATCACCGGACGACGGGCTCATAACCCAATCCATCCGGGCGGCTGCCACCGCAGGTGTTCTTCTCTGTTTTGTGGAGAAACCAACCGACCTTGCAGGGTCGATATGATGAGGAGCAGCAAAATGGCTAGCGAACGCAGTACTGATGTGCAGGCATTTATCGGGGAGCTGGACGGCGGCGTATTTGAAACCAAAATCGGCGCAGTTCTCAGTGAAGTCGCTTCAGGTGTGATGAACACGAAAACCAAAGGTAAGGTCTCACTCAACCTGGAAATCGAACCATTTGATGAGAACCGTGTGAAAATCAAACACAAACTCTCATATGTTCGCCCGACTAACCGCGGGAAAATTTCCGAAGAAGACACCACCGAAACGCCGATGTATGTCAATCGCGGTGGTCGCCTGACTATTCTGCAGGAAGACCAGGGACAATTACTGACTCTTGCCGGTGAACCTGACGGAAAACTCCGCGCAGCAGGTCATTAATATCGTTCTTAATTAACCGATTATTTATCTCATCACTGAATATCTTTATATAGTGAGGACTTATTATGTCTCAGAACTTAGACGCAACCGCAATTAATCAAATCCATGCCCTTATTTCTGCTCAGGGTGTTAATGAAATTATCAGTAAGATTGGTGCCGATGCTGTGGCATTGCCTGAGAATTTCCGCATTCATGATCTGGAAAAATTTAATTTAAATCGCTTCCGTTTCCGTGGCGCGCTTTCCACTGCCAGCATCGATGATTTTACCCGTTATTCTAAAGATCTTGCAGATGAAGGCACCCGCTGCTTTATCGATGCTGATAATATGCGTGCCGTTAGTGTGCTTAACCTGGGTACTATTGATGAACCAGGTCACGCAGATAACACCGCCACTCTCAAACTGAAAAAGACAGCACCGTTCTCTGCTCTGTTGTCTGTTAACGGCGAGCGTAACTCCCAGAAGTCACTGGCAGAATGGATTGAAGACTGGGCCGACTACCTTGTGGGCTTTGATGCGAATGGTGACGCCATTCAGGCAACAAAAGCGGCTGCGGCAGTCCGTAAAATCACGATTGAAGCAAACCAGACCGCTGATTTTGAAGATAATGACTTCAGCGGCAAACGCTCCCTGATGGAGTCTGTCGAAGCGAAGACCAAAGACATTATGCCAGTGGCATTTGAATTTAAATGCGTTCCGTTTGAAGGCCTTAAAGAACGTCCGTTTAAATTACGCCTCAGCATTATCACTGGCGATCGTCCTGTACTGGTTCTGCGCATTATTCAGCTGGAAGCGGTGCAGGAAGAAATGGCTAACGAATTTCGTGATCTGCTTGTTGAGAAATTTAAAGACAGCAAAGTAGAAACCTTTATTGGTACTTTCACCGCCTGATTTCATTACTGCAAATGCCCCTGCGGGGGCATTTATGGAAACATAATTTACTCAATAATCGCCGGATAGTGAGGGCTTCCTTTTACCAGAATTCAGCGCGGTGCAGCGCATATACGTGGAGAATAAAATGTCATTTATTAAAACTTTTTCCGGGAAGCATTTTTATTATGACAGGATAAATAAAGACGACATCGTTATTAACGATGTCGCGGTTTCCCTTTCAAATATCTGTCGCTTTGCAGGACATCTTTCACACTTCTACAGCGTCGCCCAACATGCGGTGCTTTGCAGCCAGCTGGTACCGCAGGAATTTGCTTTTGAAGCGTTAATGCATGATGCAACAGAAGCATATTGCCAGGACATCCCCGCACCACTGAAACGCCTTCTTCCTGACTATAAACGGATGGAAGAAAAAATAGACGCCGTAATCCGTGAGAAATACGGGTTACCTCCTGTTATGAGCACGCCAGTGAAATATGCCGATCTCATTATGCTGGCAACCGAACGCCGCGATCTCGGGCTTGATGATGGCTCTTTCTGGCCTGTACTGGAAGGTATCCCGGCGACAGAGATGTTCAAAGTTATTCCACTGTCACCAGGCCATGCCTACGGGATGTTTATGGAACGTTTTAACGAGTTATCGGAGTTACGCAAATGCGCATGAATGTTTTCGAAATGGAAGGGTTTCTTCGCGGGAAATGTGTACCGCGAGATCTGAAAGTGAACGAAACAAATGCTGAGTACCTGGTACGTAAATTCGATGCGCTTGAAGCTAAATGTACGGCACTGGAAAACAAAATAATACCAGTGTCAGCTGAACTGCCACCAGCAAATGAAAGTGTTCTGTTATTTGATGCTAACGGAGAAGGCTGGCTAATTGGCTGGCGTTCTCTCTGGTACACCTGGGGACAAAAAGAAACCGGAGAATGGCAGTGGACATTTCAGGTCGGGGACCTTGAAAACGTCAATATCACTCACTGGGCAGTAATGCCAAAAGCACCGGAGAATAAGAAATGAGCGTGATAAAAACTCATACAGGAATTGTTATCACCCGAGACGGTCCGCAGGTAAAAAAACTGCACCAGACAAAGCGGATGTGGGTCGTCGGAAAAAACGAGTTTTACCACAAAGAAACCGGACGCCGCCACTTTGCAGAAAATACGCGCCGCCGACTGCTGATCGACAGCATCAAGCCTATCGAGGTGAAGCATGTTTAAACAGAACGAAAAATCTATCGCTCAAATTGCTGAGTATATCCCGCGTGCGTGCCGGGGTATGCAGTTGCAGGAAGCCAAAGCGCGCCTGGAGAAAAAAATTGCGCTCTATATCGATGACGGCTGTGATGCTGCCGTTCTTAACGCAGCGTTCGCGCCAGCTCTTAACAGTCATACGCGGGAGTCTTTTTTTTCGCGCATCGCAGCGCAGATCCGTAAAGGAGGCAACCAGTGAGCAATTATCTGTACTGGTCTGGCTTAGTGGCTAACATTGCGCTCATGTTGTTCGTGGCTCTTTGCATCTGGGTTTGGTTTATCTGGCCTTTTGTAGAGGCCATGAGCATAACTCGGTGCTTTATTTGCGCATCAAAGACTTCTGGATGCAAACCAACTGTAAGAGCAATTATCAGAACTTTAAAATACTGGTATCTGGATTTGCTTTTCGGCAGGGGCTGGACGCGAATTAGTAACCGCCAGTTTGAATGGGAAGGCGTCGGTAACTGGCGAATTCACAGCAGCAAAGAAACGCAGGAGGTGAAGTAATGAACAACTTAATGATCGACCTTGAGACGATGGGGAAAAATAAGGATGCACCAATCGTTTCCATTGGCGCGGTGTTCTTCACCCCAGAAACCGGAGACATCGGACAAGAATTCTATACGGTTGTCAGCCTGGAAAGTGCTATGGAGCAAGGGGCCACACCTGACGGCGATACCATCCTGTGGTGGTTGAAACAGAGCCCTGAAGCACGAGCTGCAATCTGTATTGATGATACTTTGTCGATCAGCGATGCACTCTCTGAACTGAGCCATTTCATTAATCAGCATGCAGACAATACAAAATATTTAAAAGTCTGGGGTAACGGGGCCACCTTCGACAACGTAATTTTACGTGGAGCTTATGAGCGAGCAGGACAAATCTGCCCGTGGGCATACTGGAATGACCACGATGTACGCACGATCGTTACGCTTGAGCGTTCCATCGGATTCGCCCCCAAAATGGACATGCCTTTCGATGGCGAACGGCACAACGCCCTGGCCGATGCCCGTCATCAGGCAAAATATGTTTCCGCTATCTGGCAGAAATTAATTCCTGCCACCAGCACAGAATTATGATTTTCCCGGGTGCAGCCGGTTTTGATGGAGAAAATTATGAACACCTTGTTTTTACTGATGGCTGAATTCAATACCCCTAACATTGAACTCTCAGCAGTTAGCCAAAAGTACTTTGGCATGAGTCCAGCCACGGCAGAAGCAAAAGCAAACGCTTGTAAGTTGCCCGTTCCAACATATCGCATCGGCACATCACAAAAAGCAAAACGTTGCATCAATATTCAGGATCTTGCGGAATACATAGACAAAAGGCGAGAAGAAGGGCGTGCTGAGTGGGAAAGGGTCAGAACCCATAAACAAAGGCTCATTTAAATAGAATATGAATAAACCCATCCAAAGGTGGGTTTATTCATAATGTTGAAGAGCAGCGAGTATCAGTTTTTTATGCCGTTTAACCATGATTTTAGATATCTCAACTGCACATCGAACTTGTCTCATACAATGATCTGTAATGCGACCTTTTAGCACGTCGCCATATTGGATGGCTATTTTCTCTTTAATAATTTCAAGATCGAAAGCAGCATGAGCCTCAATGCAATTAACAAATGAGTCCCATTTAAGAAAATCATGGTCCTCTCTATTAATTTCGACCTGACAAGCCATAAGATCATTGTTTCTCTTAATAAATTCATTTATATCTGAATTTATTAGAAGAACTAAAAGAGGTTCACAGCAAACAACCACCATATATTTTACTTTAGGTGGGGTCGTAAAATCACAATGAAGATACAATACATCACCGGGTGATATACCTCTTTCATGACTAAAATTAGCCTTAAAATCAGGAGGGAAACAATCACCCAGCATAAGTATCAATATCCGTTCTTCAGATAATCCAGTATTAATTTGCTATTTTTTAGCTGTGCAACTATCGATTCCAAAGACATCTCACCATTGTGATCTGCCTGTTCCCATGCCGCGTCATGGCTCATGGTTCTGATAGCTTCAAAGGACATGTTTCCAAGCATCGCGATAGACTTATCAATACACTCTAAATCTGAGTCACTAAAAAAGTCTTCATCAGCTTCACGGCTCGGCACAATCATCATACCTGATACAGAAAATGCTTTTCGCACAGAATCGACATCACAACCATTAGGAATGTAACGTCCATCTCCACGAGCAATTTTTATAATATCGTATGTGTTGCTTGCTACAGGCCCATCCTTCATAGCGTTATAGTGATCGCCCGTTATGAGGCGTCCAAAACTTTCAAGGTGAAACCTGTCAGCATAATAAAGAATTTTTCCGACATGATAGATATCTGGGATCGGTGCTTTAGAGGCGACGTACAGAATGGCCTCTAAAGCCTTTTCTGAATCAAACCTTACATTTAGCATCAATACACCCTTCATCCAAACAACATCGTCAAGCTCTGGCAAATGCAACCGCAT